AATACCGAATCTGGTATAACAGTCACATATGAGGATGGTGATAACACTTTAGACTTTGCAATAGGAACACTAAACCAAAACACAACAGGTTCAGCAGCTACTCTAACAACTCCAAGAGCAATTTCAGGTACCAACTTTGATGGTTCTGCAGACATTACTTTAACGACTGCCGGAATAACAGAAAACACAAATCTCTACTATACAAACGAAAGAGTTGATGATAGAGTCAACGCATTATTGACTGCTGGTACTAACATAACAACATCATACGATGATGCAAATGGTACCTTAACAATTAACTCTTCAGGTAAAACAGAAGAAGAAATTGAAGACATTGTAAACGGATTAGTTGTTGGTGGAACAGGAATATCATCAACATATGATGACGCTGCTGGAACATTAACACTTGCAACTTCTATTACACAATATGCAGATTCAGATGCTAGAGGTGCTATCTCAGTCACAGATTCAGGTGGAGATGGTAGTTTAGCATATAATAACTCAACAGGTGTAATAACTTATACAGGACCAAGTGCATCAGAAGTAAGAGCTCATCTAAGTGCTGGAACTGGTGTATCATATTCAGGTGGTGCAATCAGTATTGGTCAGGCAGTTTCAACTTCTTCAGATGTCACATTTGGGGATATAGCTGCAACAGATATAACACTATCTGGAAACTTAACAGTTAATGGTACCACAACAACAGCTGCTTCTACTAACACAGTAATCACAGATAGATTGATTGAGTTAGGAAACGGAACAACAGGAACACCAGCAAATGATATGGGTCTTGTCTTCGAAAGAGGAAGTTCAGACAATGTATTTGTAGGTTGGGACGAAAGTGCAGATGCTATTACAGTAGGAACAGGTTCATTTACAGGTGCTAGCACAGGTGATTTAACACATACAGTAGCTAACTTTACTGCTGGTGTTGGAACATTTGCCTCATTAGATATTTCAGGAAACGCAGACATTGACGGAACAATGGAAGCAGATGCGTATACAGTTGACGGAACTGCACTTAATGAATATATTGCTGATACTGTTGGTGCAATGGTATCGTCAAATACTGAAAGTGGCATCACAGTTGCTTATCAAGACGGAGACAATACATTAGACTTTACAATCGGAACACTTAACCAAAACACTACAGGTTCAGCGGCAACATTAACAACAGCCAGAGCAATAGCATTAGGTGGAGATTTATCAGGTTCTGCAAACTTTGATGGTTCTGCAGATATAACAATTACTGCTACAGTAGCAGATGATTCACACAATCATACAATTGCAAATGTAGATGGACTACAAACTGCATTAGATTCAAAATATGATTCAGGTGATAATATTGCAGCGGGAACAATAACAACAACGAATGCAAGTAATTCGGGTGGATATGTAAGAAATGTATATCAGTCAACATCTAATCCAGGCAGTAGTGATGGTGCAGTTGGTGACTTATGGATATTATACAGTTAATAACTGTAAGGTGAAAATAAATGGTAACAGGTAATCAAAAGGTTAAAACCCCAGCTGGTTGGAATTCAACTAGAGGGGCTTGGGTTAAGACTGCATCAGACACATGGACAGATGTTGACCAGATTTATGTAAAAACTCCAACAGGTTGGAATAATGCGTCAGGTCAGGCAATTACTCAGAACCCTTACCCATATATTGCGAATAATCAAACCCCTTATATTGCTAATGCTCAACAGCCTTATCCTTATATTGCGAATAACCAGACTCCATATATTGCAAATGGTCAACAACCATATCCGTATATAGCAAACAGTCAGACTCCTTATATAGCAAACGGTCAACAACCTTATCCATATCAGGCAAATAGTCAGACTCCTTATATTGCTAACGCACAACAACCGTATCCATATATTGCGAATAGTCAATCACCATATATTGCTAATGCAAGACAACCTGCAAAATATCAGAATCCTGTAAATGGACAACAACCCTATATTGCAAATGGTCAAAGAAATGAGTCATACAGAAATCCTGTAAACTATCAGACACCTTATATTGCAAATGCTAGACAACCTGCACATTATAGGAATCCTGTAAGTTATCGTGTGCCTTATATTGCAAATGGTCAACAACCATTTACCTATAATGCAAGGTATCCGGCAACATATCCGGCAAATGCTCAACAACCATTCACCTACAATGCAAGGTATCCTGCAACATATCCGGCAAATGCAAGACAACCATTTACATATAATGCAAGATATCCTGCAAATGCAACATATCCTGCAAACGGACAACAACCGTCTACATATCCGTTCTTGTATAATGCACCTTATCCATTCTTCCAACCATTTGGTGGCGGCGGTGGTTCACCTAACATGAACTTGAAATAATGGAGTATATAATGAATAAAACGGAGAACACACAATGGCTATAGGATTTTACTGGACAAGTGCTCAAGGTAACACTAGGTCACCGTTTACTTATCAAGTCCCATTTACATATCGTGTGCCTTACATTGCAAATGGTAGGTCACCGTTTACATATAATGCAAGGTATCCGGCAGGTTATAGAAATCCGGTAAGTTATCGAGTTCCGTTTACATATTCAAATAGACAACCTGCATTATATCAGAATCCTGTAATTTATCAAGTTCCGTTTACTTACAACAATAGGTCTCCGTTTACATACAGAAACCCTGTAGATTATAGAATACCGTTTACATATCAGTCAAGACAACCAGGCACATATCAGAGAACAGGACAAACTCCATTCACTTATCAGAATAGACAACCTGGAACATATGAAACACAAGGTCAAACACCATTTACCTATCAAAACAGGCAACCAGGAACATATGATAGGCAAGGACAGACTCCATTCACTTATCAGAATAGACAACCTGGAACATATGCAAGACAAGGTCAGACTCCATTCACTTATCAGAATAGACAACCTGGAACATATGCTACACAAGGTAGAACACCAGTGTCTCGTTGGGATGGAGTTTTATCACAAACTTGGCCAGCAGCTCCGTTTGATGCTACAAACTCATAAATCAACTCATAAAATAACACCTAAATATCTGTATTAAACAAACTTAATACAGGTATTTTATGGCAGCTGATTCTAAATTTATTGACATCAAAACAGTTGAAGATGTTGATAAGATAAAACAAATAGATTTCTCAGATGTAGAGAACGCATTCTCTATAAGAAACAAAGAAGATTCTGAACACTATCATTTAGGAAGTCTAAATGTGAATCGTGTTATGAAAGATATCAATCCTTGTTATCAAGTTCTTAAAAAAGTATTCGAAGAGAAAAAAATACCACCTCTTAAATTATTTACATATGGTGATGTAATAAATGATAGAAGAGGAAATACAATGTTGACTATGCACGGTTTAAAACACCATTCTCTAGTATATAACGCATTCCTACCTTATGGTTATACTTGTGCTCCAACTCCAGAAATGTTTCCAACAGGAACAAATACATCTGTAATTAGAACAGAAGAAGACCCAAATGGAGAAAGGTCTATAAATTATTATGCAGTAGAAAAAGATGAAGAAGATAGTCAATCTCAACCACAAAAAACACTTTGGGATAGTTCTTACTATCACGCTGCGAAAGCACACTGGTTAACTCAAAGTATAATTGAAGATGGTTTATGGGCACCAATACAAGGAATTATTTTAAAAGATACTTCATGGATTGATGAAAACAATCCAGATGAAAAGTATAAATTCTATGTTCATCCAGGTTCTGTTCGTTCAGGTGTTATTGAAGAAATGCAAGACCCTAGTATGATGTGTCATTTCTTTGACCCACATAACAAGGTTCCTGATGTTGAACCAGCAACAGTAGATGAGTTTTTGGATTATTGGAAAGACTTACTTGAAAAAAGAAATATAGAACAAGACAATCTATCTTTTATTATAACAGGTGGAGTTATAGAGGTAAGCAGTGAGTTTGCAAATGTGTCTGATTTTAGGCCTAAAATATATGAGTTTAATAAGAAAGTTCATAAACTTGCAAAAGGTAAACCTCTAAACATATACATTGGTTATGACTCAACACATAATCAATTAGAAGAATTAACCAAGTTCTCCATAGAAGACTCAATTAAACAAAGTTTTTCTGCAAATACAAAAACAAATCGATTCATTCCTGAGATAAAAATGCTTGACTATTCTAAGATTCCAGTGTATAATAGGGAGTATGCAAATCAATCTACTGCGTTTACATACAGTAGATTTTTGATACCTTACTTAGAGAATTATGAAGGATTCAGTATGTTTCTTGATGATGATATTCTTTTTGAAGAGAATTTATTACCAATGTTCTACTATCTAAATCCTGATGATGCGGTTGCGTGTATTCAATACCCACAATATAAACACGATTCTGTTAAGTTTAATGGTGAAATAAACATAGATTATCCATGTAAGTTGTGGTCTTCATTAATGATATTTAATAATGGACATGAAGACTGTAAGAAACTAACACCAGAAGTTGTTAATACATGGACAGGTGCTCAGTTGCATCAGTTCGAATGGACAGATAAATTGAGTAAGATACCTGAACACTATATTTTTACTGAAGGATATGATAATCCAGAAACCAAATGGGGTTGTTCTGGTTATCATTATACAAGAGGTGGTCCTTGGATAGATAACATGGACACATCTAATATTAAAAGACTATCACACTATGAGAAAATAAAGACTCGTAGAGACAACCTAAATAATTTGAAGAGAGGATAAATTATGAATGATATAAAAAACGCTTTAGTTTTTTGTGAGAACAGAAATCTTTGGATAAGAAAACCAAACGGACTTGAATACGAATTTCAGAATGTTGATAAACCTGCATTAGGTTTTGAATTTGATGTTGTAATATATGATGAGATGGAAAGTAAAATTCTTAAATGGGACCCAAATAAAAATTTTGACGAACAAGAAATAGTTCCTTTAAATGAAAGTGAGAAAGAACTTTGTGAACAATATATTGCAAATTCAGAAGCACCAGAAGGAATAAATCTACACAATCAATATGTAGAAAGACTTGGTGATTATTGCAGACAACAACAAGAAGAAGTTCGAATGACTTATGGTTTCCGTGATATGGAAATGGTATTGGTTGCTGGTAGAGAGGGTTCAAATCATCCTATGAGAGGAAATGCCAGAAGAGTATTAGAGTATGTTGATAATACACATCAAATATTTGCTTCGGTAACTGATGAAATCTTTGCAACTAAAGAAGAACTACTTAAAGATTATGATGTTTATAGAAGACAGATACCTCAATCGTCTATGGCTACAGGCCATGCCGAATTAGGTAATGCCTAAAGATGCAAGTCGTTCACATTGATAAACCCTTTAAGATACAGGACATGCCTTTAAAAGATGTCTATGTATTAGATAATTGGTTATCAACTGAACTACATCAACACTTCGATAAACTAATTTCTAATAATTCTTGGTGGTCTAAAACAAATCAAGTAGGCAGTAATAGTCCTACAGGTCTTCCACACCATTCTTTTTGGGGTGCGTCTTTCTTTAGAGACAACTATGAAATAGAACATGACATGGAACCTCTACATACATATTTTGTTAAATCTATTATAGAAAGACTTGAAGTTGAATTTGGATTTAAATATACTCGTTTTCAATATGCAGGCCTAAACTCACAAACACAAGGTTGTCCAGGAACAATACATACAGACTGTTCAAATGATGACGCATGGAATATATCCTTTCTATATTACCCAAATAGATTTTGGAATCCAAAATGGGGTGGGACATTAAGATTGCTTGATGAACCACATCAAGGTTTAGATGGAAGACAAGAACATATTGAGAAACATCAGATAGCCGAAGTAGAGTTTGTTCCAAATCGACTAGTTATATTTGACGGAAGAATACCTCATGGTGCAGATGCACCAAATGAAAGTGCAAGATATATGGATAGAAAATCTTTAGTAATAAGAGGAGATGAGGTAGAATTAATAAAAAACACAGAGGTGTTGTATAAATCTTATAGAAGGCCAATGACAGAATGGGCCGCTGGAACACACCTACAACCTTACTTTTAAAATGCCAACAATAGAATTTACATGTTATAACGATAGAACTCTAAAAGAGACTAGACCTATTCTTGCGTCTAAAGTCCAACCAGAATGGTGGAAAGGGTTGAAAATTAATGAGATAGTCAGAGGTGATAAACAACAGACTATTAGAGCATGTCCAGCTATGCAAGATTGGTTGACTATGGGGTATTACCTAATTGCAGAAAAGGATATGTATGTTCAAATAGGTAGAGACAAATATGATGAGAGTGGAAAGGCTTCTGTTGCATGGTCATATGAAGACCCAAAATTAGGTTCGTCATCTCATCCAGACACACAATTTGGAAATGCGTTCGAACCTGAAAAAAGAGCTGGACTTCCAGTGAAAGACGCATTCAAATTTAGGAATGCCTGGAATATAAAAACCCCACCTGGTTATTCTTGTTTATATCTTGACCCATTTTTACATCAAAACAATTTCTTTAGTGTATGGCCAGGTATAATAGACACTGATAAGTTTAATTTAAATATGGATAATTCACAAGTTATATTTTATCCTAAAGTAGACCATTCATTTGTCATAAAGAAAGGAACTCCTTTAACTCAAATCATACCATTTAGAAGAGAAGAATGGAATTCTTCTGCTCAGGTTAAAGACCCAAAAACATTTATAGACAATTTATCTGATGTGACATCTGTATATGGACCTGATAAACCAGTCACTTTACATATGGAATATGCAGAATGGCAAGAAAAAGATAGGAAAGAAAAAGAAAAATTCAATGAGAGCAGAATTGCAACAGACGCTCTTATGGAAAATGCAAAAGGTAATAAAATTAGAAAGTCTGTTCAAGGTGCCATAAACGAGGCAAATCTATTAGAAGCAAATGGATTAGGTCCTTATAGAAAAGTTGGAATGCACATGCCTAAAACTAAACTATACAAGAATAAAGGTAATGAATTGGATATAGAGATACCACCAGAATGCCCTATGCACAAGAAAACAGAAGAGTCTCCTGAAATTCAATTAGAAATGGACTTCAATGATAAACAACGAGAGTTGACAGATTTAAATTGGGACGGTTCGGAGTCAAAGAAAATAGATAGAGATTAGATTATGTCAGTTAAATTTTTTGCACCTCAGATGGTGTTTATAAGAGACTTGTTAGACCCAAGTTTAGGTGACATTGGTGTTGATGATAATTATATAAGTCTTCTTAAAAGAACTATAGATGAAATGAGGAGTGATGACCCAATAGGAAGAAGAATTTCAAATGCAGATACAGGTTGGCAATCAAATGACGGTTGTGAGGACCATCCAGCCTTTGTAAAATTAATGAGATGTATAAGAGAATCTCTTTATGAAGAAGTTTGGCCTTTTTGGGGATTAGATAGAAATAAGGGTCATATGGTTGAAATGCACAACTCATGGGCAAATATAAATGATAAGGGTGCCTGGAATAAACCACACAAACACAATGGTTGTTGGATGTCTGGTGCCTTTTATATAAATGCACAAGGAGATGAGGGTGATTTCATAGCAATGTCAGATTCAGATAGAGTAATGGGTGATTTTCCACATTCACAAAGAATGCAAGAGACTGAAAATTTAAGACCTAAAACAGGAATGTTGTATATGTTTCCTAGTGGTTTGTCTCACATGGTTGCACCAAATACAACTGATAATGATAGATATAGTATATCATTTAATGTAGGATTTAGATACAAAGGAGAAAGACCAACAGGAGATATTCCAAATTGGCGTTGGGATGAAACTCTTTTTGATATCACACCAGACGGAAAACTTATACAAGTATCTACTGCAGAAGAATAAGATTCCATAAATAGTTGTATGGAATTAATCATAGACGCTCATGTAATTTGGAATATACTCTTAACGCTGATATTAGCACCGTTAGGATTTCTTGTAAGGTCGGTTTTGTCTGAACAAAAACGATTGGACATTCTTGTCAATAAAACAAGAGAAGAAGTTGCTAGAGACTATGTGACTAGACAAGAGATTGAACAAGACTTTGAACGATTAGCAAGACAACTTCAAAGAATTGATGAGAAAATCGACAGACTTCAAAGTAAAACCTATTTCCAAGATTAGGATTCGTATAAATAGTAGTAGACCTTAAAATGGAATATTACTATGGCAACACCAAATAGCAAAGCAACTTTCAAAGAATACATCAAAAGAAAACTCGGTGCGCCTGTTCTGGAAATCAATGTCGATGACGACCAATTTGAAGATAGAATGGATGAGGCAATACAGTGGTTTCAAGAGTATCACTATGATGGTTCTATAAAAACATACTTAAAACATGAGTTAACCGACTCAGAACTAACACAAATGAAGACGGATACGAGTATGACATCGTCTCCAGCTGGTTCACACGACTACTCAAACACTGCATTTAAAGAACAACAGAATTATATTGTTCTTCCAGAGTTCGTTCTTGCAGTTAATAACATATTTCCTTTCAACGATAAACACAATTTAAATATGTTTGACTTACGATATCAATTAAGACTAAATGATATCTATGATTTAACATCAACAAACATTCTAAACTATTCAATGGTTCAACAACACATTAGTATGTTAGATGATATACTAGTTGGAAAAACACCAATCAGATATAACACACATCAAAATAGACTATACTTAGATATGGCTACATCAAATGTATCTGCAGGTGAGTATATCATTATTGAATGTTATAGAAAATTAGACCCCACAGACATGACAGATATCTATAATGATATGTGGTTGAAAAAATATGCAACTGCATTAGTCAAGTATCAGTGGGCAGAAAACTTATCTAAGTTCTCAGGAGTTGCACTACCAGGTGGTGTCACACTTGATGCTGAGAGAATGAAAACTGAAGCACAAGAAGAGATTACAAGATTAGAAGAAGAGTCAAGATTAAATCATCAAATGATGCCAATCGACTTAATGGGATAATATTATGCCGACAAATGTATACTTTAACCATGCAGTTAATACTGAACAACACCTCTATGAGGATTTAGTTGTTGAATCACTTAGATTCTATGGTCATGAAACATACTATCTACCAAGACAGATAATAGAAGAAGATAGTATTCTTGGTGAAGATGTGCAATCAACATTCGGTGATGCGTATTCTGTAGAAATGTATTTAGATAATGTTGAGGGGTTTGAAGGAGAGGACCTATTCTCTAAGTTTGGTATTCAAACACAAGAAGAATGCACATTTACACTTGCACTTAGAACATGGGAAAGATTCATTTCATTAGACTCCAACTTAGTCACATCACTTAGACCAAATGAGGGAGACTTAGTATACTTCCCTATGTCTGGTTCTATGTTTGAAATCAGATATGTCGAAGACCAAAATCCTTTCTTTCAGATAGGAAAACTTTTTGTATTCAAACTTAAATGCACATTATTCGAATACAGTGGAGAAGACTTCGATACAAACATTGATGCAATTGACATTGTTGAAGACCAACAAGCATATACAATTCAATTAACAATGAATTCAAGTGGTTCAGGTGATTACGCAGCGAATGAATCAATTAAGATTGGTTCAACAGTAATTGGTGAAGTCACATCTTGGAAAGCGTCTACACATCTACTTACAGTTAAAGATGTCACCACAACGATTCAGGTTGGTGATACGATAGAGGGTGCTGTTAACGGTGCATCTTATACAGTTGCAAGTATTAGAGACATTCTAACTATGAATGACGGAACAGGTGCTGATAATGCAGATTTAGAAACTACTGCAGACAACTACTTAGACTTCTCAGAAACAAACCCATTTGGTGAGGTTACATAATGATAGAAAAAATAATTGCAGATACACTTAATGTAAAAGAAGATGTTATTAAAGACGATTCAAACTTTGTAGAAGATTTGGGTGCAGACTCACTTAACATTGTTGAACTAGTTATGCAAGTTGAAGAAAACTACGACATGGAAATTTCTGATGATGATGCAGAAACATTACATACAGTTGCAGACTTGAAACAGTATATAGAGGACTATTCATAATGTTTGGTACCTATTTTTATAATGAAACAATCAAAAGGTCTGTTTCTATATTTGGAACTTTGTTTAATAACATAACTCTCAAAAAAATCAAATCAGATGGAACAATTCTTGGAGAACAGATAGTTCCTATATCATATGGTCCAAAACAAAAATGGTTAGAAAGAATCAATGTTGACCCAAAACAGAGAGATGGCAATATTACAGGCATGACATTTCCTCGAATGGCATTCGAGTTATCTGGTATAGAATATGATGCAACTCGTCAACAAAACAAATTAATTAGAAGTCAGAAAAGCACCTTAGAATCAGATGGTGTTAAAAGAGCATTTCAATATAATCCTGCACCATATACATTAACCTTTAAGTTAAGTATTATGACTAAGAATATGAATGATGCACTACAAATTGTAGAACAAATCATACCATATTTTCAACCAGAGTATACAGTCACAATGAAGATGATTGATTCTATGACTGATTATAGAGATGTTCCAATCACTTTAGAATCTGTTGCATTTGAAGATAACTATGAGAGTGGTTATGAAGAAAGAAGATTTATAGAATATTCTTTAGACTTTAAAATGAAACTATACTTCTTTGGACCTGTTTACACTGGTGATGTTATTAAGAGTGTTATCGAAAGAGACTATATTAATACAGATAAGGGTGGATTCACATCAACTCAAATTACTGGTTCAGGTCTTGTAAAAGAAGTTAAACACTATGAACCTGCATTCGAAGAAGTTGCAAATGCTGTAAGTAATTCAACTACAGTGACCTTTGCAAATGCAATAAATAGTAAGATAAGTGCAAACGATGAAGTATTCGGAACAAACTTAACTACGAATCCTACAATATCATCAATTGCAAATGATAAAAAATCAATAGTATTGTCGACTGCAGTGACTATTGATGCACTTACGAAGTTATTATTCGTTGGTTCAGTAGACCCAGGTGATACATTCGTAGTTGCAGAAACAGTGAATTTTTATGATGATGGAGGTTCTACAACATATAGTGAAGACCTCGCAAGTGATGCTTAATTATGCCAAAAGATATAGATAAAAAATTGGATGATGTCCTAGACATTCAACAAACAATCAAAAAAGAGACAACTGCAGTAGTTGTTCCTAAAGAAAGGTCTCAAAACATTGAGACTGATTACAAATACACTAGAGAAAACTTATATGGTCTTGTCGAAAGAGGACAAGATGCCATTGAAGGAATCTTAGATGTCTGTAAAGAGACGGAGAATCCTCGTGCATATGAAGTTGCAGGTCAATTAATCAAAACAGTCGGTGAAACTGCAGAGAAACTCATCGATGTTCAACAAAAACTTAAAAAATTAGAAGATGAAAATGAAAGTATTAAGACACAACACAATCACTTGTATGTCGGAAATACTGCAGAACTCCAGAAGTTCTTAAAGAAAAACAAATAGTGAAGAAATATTTTTATAATTCCACCAGACAGATGGAACCTACAGTTGAAAATTGTTTTTGGGACTTTAATAGAACCAATGCCTATGAAAAGTGGATTAAAGAAAATGTTGAAGATAAAGTTGTTTGTGATTTAGGAACAGGAAGTGGTATTCTATGTTATCTTGCATACTATTACGGTGCTAAACATGTTTATGGTTGTGAGATAAGAGAAGAGATAGTCGAAGATTTAACTAATAGATTTAAAGATTTTCCAATAACTATAGTTCATTGTGATGTATTAGAAGATGAATGGCCAGAAGCAGACATATATCTACAAGAATTTATTGCAAGTCCTTTTATAGGTGAGAATATAGAATTACTATTCAAAGAAACTGTAAAAAGGGAATTAGAAGATAGATTATATCCAAATATCATATCAATATACAATGGTGAGGGTGATAACGATGGTTTTAAAATATCAACAAACGATGACTTTTTAGAGGGGTCAAAACACTTTATAGATTACTTAGATTTTGAAGAAAAATCTCCAAGAGAAGGAAGAAAACTTTGGTCGAATAATGTATCAGAAACATCTCTTCATTGGATTGGTCACTTAAAAGATTGGAATAATAAAGTTTTACATGATATGGGTGTAGTTGAAGAGGATGACGGAACAATAACAGGAAAGGTATTGTGGGAAATGTCGTTTGATGGAAAATATCCTATATCTAATTTTTCTCAATCATACAGTCATTGGGCAATAGATAGAATGGACACTTTAAGATACAGAAGATTGGAAGCGGGTTTAAGATAATGGTTCAACCAAAAAATGAAGGATACTTAGGTAACACTCTCATTAAAAGAAGTGGTGTTGAGACTAAGTATTCAGACAAAGAGATGGCAGAGTATGTGAAATGTTCACAAGACCCTTGCCATTTTATAGAAAACTATACACAAATTATCTCACTAGATGAGGGTATGGTTCCTTTTAAACTTCGTGGGTACCAAGACAAACTTATAGAACATTATAATGCAAATCGTTTTAATATCGTTCTTGCATCTCGTCAATCAGGTAAATCTATAACATCTTGTGCATATCTACTATGGTTCTTACTGTTTAATCCAGAAGTCACTGTTGCTGTTTTGGCAAACAAAGGTGCAATTGCAA